TGGCCCTGACCTTGGCGGCAAGGTCGATCAGCTTGTCCCGATTCTGGAGGGCGTGGCCAGTCCCGGCCGAGCTCCCGTACTTGATCAAGAGCTCGTCCTTGGCCACGAGCTCCATGAACTGGGCAATGAGATCGTAGATGTTGCCCTCGCTGCCCTCAATTCTGATCTTGCCCTCCTTCGAGCCCCTGATCCCGTACTTGCCCTCGTCGTCGAACCTGACGTGGACGTTATCCGGGTCGAAGTTCTTGATCGGGTTCTTCAGGCTCTCTCCCCCGGAGAGGTGGGCCTCCATGTCCGCAACCGAGAAGGACCTCGCGTCCGACGCCTTGCCGTCCTCCTCGAGATGGTAGTTCTCCTGGCTCCTCATCTGGGGCCGGAGGGTAACGAAGTCATCGGCTCTCACCGGCCAGGTCATGGCCCCTCCCCCTGCCCTCTCCATCCGAACCGGGATCTCATAGAGCTCGGGCATATCGACGGGCTTGCCGTTGTGCCTCGGCTTGTAGAGGGGCTGGACCGTGGCGGTCTGGGTCTGGGGGTCGAAGGAGATGACCTTCCCGGGGATCTCCCCCCACATTGACTGGCGCTCGTCGAGGGTCTGCTGCCCCCCGATGTCGTCGGGCCAGTTCGTGGTCTTGCCTATCCTTCCCGGCACTCGCTCTCTCCTTTCCCTCGAGGGGGGTTCCTAGACTTCTATCGGAGGGGTCAGGGGAACCGGGGGCTTGGGCTCCTCCCCTCCTCCCCCGTAGTCCCCATCAACCACGGAGGAGTTCTCTACGGTCTCGTTCTTCTTGCCCTCGTCTACCTTCTTGCCGACCACCGACTCGGCGAAGATGAACACGATCATGTCCCCGTCCCGGTTGTCCCCAGAGAACCGGCACTCCCCGACTCGGTACTCCCCCTCCTGGGCATTCATCTCCATGACGTGGCTCTCGATCCTGACCCTCCTCCCCGGCCTGACGGAGGGATCGAGGAGGACCGAGACCTTGACCCCGTTGTCCGTGATCGTGGGGCTGTAGATCATCCCGGACTGGGGGCTGATCAGGGTGATCCCGCCGACGTACCCATCCCCCGGGATGACCTCGAGGACCCCGTTCTGGATCGACCAGTAGAACCCGAAGCCGCGGCCGAGCTGGTCCATCTCCCTCTTGGCCGAGCCCACGGCCGCGTACGGCCTGTGAAACGTCAGGTCTCCCTCTGGGAGCTTCCACTCCCCCCTGACTACTCCCTCTTCCTGCATCTGCTTGGCGATGTCCTCCATGACGCTCTGGACCGCCGTGCCGGAGGGGTAGGACTTGGAGACCGTGGCCTTCCTGATGGCCTTGTCCCCATCCCCTGTCTTCAGCCTGGTGACGATCGTGGGCCCGTCCCTGGAGTGTTCGACGTCCCTGATCTGGCCCTTGAAGATGATCCCCGTATTGTCCTCCCCGCCCGGTGGCCAGTAGCCAGCCTCGAGGATGACCTCGTCGAGCTCCTTGCCCAGGGCGTTCCTGCTGCTCTCCGACAGGTTGAAGACGGTGATCTCGGCCTCGTTCTGGGTAGAGGATATCGACTTGGACACGTCGAACGCGATCTTGAGGTTGTTCGCGAGTCGCTCGTCGTGGTTGATCAGGATCTTCCCCCCAGAGCCCTGGCAGGTCAGCCTGACCTTCCTGTGGTAGAGCAGGTCAGACACTGGCCAGGGCCTCCTCCACATCGCTCTCCAGGGCATGGCAGAGCTTGACCAGACCCCCGACCAGCTCCCTCTTTCCCGGGGGCAGGAAGGTCCCCGCCTTCTCCTCCTGGGCGAACATGATCCCTATCCCGAAGTTATAGGCCCTGAGCAGGTCGACCCCGGTGACTACCCTCCTGCCGTGGAGCACGGGCAAGTCGTCTATCGCCAGGTTGAGGCTCCAGCGGTCTATTGTCGGATTGTACCTCAGTCTGACGGTCACCCTCCTGTCTCCCAGGAAGGCCGAGAACCTCTGGTCGGCCGCGTCTACGATCTTGAACTCCACCGCGGTCACGTCGGGGCTCCTCCCAGGGCCGGGTCGGGGGGAGCCGGGTTGGGGTTGAGGTGCCGCTTGAGGATCGAGGTATTGGGCTTGGTCGGCTGGTCTCCCCTGTCCTTGGTCCCGTCGGTTCGGTCCTTGGTCTCCTGGTCCTTAGGCTTGCCGCTGCCCTGGGCGTCCTCCGACCCTCCCCCGTAGTCCCTGTCCTGGCTCTTGGCCGTGGAGACCAGGATGACCTCCTGGAGCAGGGCCGACCCCTTGAGGATCCTCGAGGTGGTCTGCTCCCTCTCTGCCCGGAGGTCCTTGATCAGCATGGACTCGTACTTGAACAGGCCGGTGAGGATGTCGAACGGCTCCCTCTTCTCCTGAAACCGGACCAGCTCCATGTATGTGTCCGCGGCGTCGCAGTCGGCGAACTCGAGCTCGAGCTTCTTGGGCTCGACGTAGGCGTGGTCGGTGATCTTGGCCCCGGTCTCTATGGGCAGCTCGGTTATCCCGAGGGCAGAGGAGTGGCTCTCCTTGAGGATGACCTCGACCTCGACCGGGCCAATGGCCGGGCTATAGAGGATCACGCTCAAGCCGCGGCACTCCCCTGCATCCGGGCCGGCTGGGCCTGGTAGGAGGCCCCCCTGATCACTGCCTGACCCACTGCCCTGGCGGTGGCCTCCGGGGCATCATCTGGCTTGGCGACGTGGACATTGACCGGGGCCTGGACCGAGACGTTCCCCGAGGTGGAGGACCTGTCCGTGTTGATCGTGGCCCCGGCAGAGGCCCCGTCCATCCTCCCGGTGTTCTGGTCGAAGTTGGTCAGGGCTCCTCCCCCCTTCTCCGACTCCTGGTATCTGGCCATCCCGGAGGGGGTCATCTGGGCATGAACGTGCTTGCCGGTGGCCCAGGCCGACTTGTTCCTGACCTCGTCGATGAACGAGTAGTCCCTGCCCTCCTCGAGCCCCCTGGCCTTGAACAGCTCCCTCTGTCTGGCCATGACCTCGTCGGCCTGGGCCTCGGTCCTGGCCTGAAGGTCGAAGGCCATGCCCTGGGCGTGCTTCGACCTGGGGTTGGCCCGAGTGAGGGGGTGGTCGGGCCCCCGGTAGCCCGAGGTGGTCTTGAGGCCAGCGGCATTGGATGCCCCCATAATCGAGTTCAAGGTGGCAATCCTGGCAGCCATGTCCCCTCCGGTCCCCTGGGGAGCCCCGGCAGCCCCCGAGGCGTAGGCATCCGCGACGTGGCCAGACCTGTCCGTGTTGACCTTGGGGGCCTCGAAATTCTTGGTGATGGTCATGGCGTCGGAGCCGAACCTAGAGGGATCGGCATTCTTGAGGACCTCTGCCGTTCTCCTGTAGGAGGGGTCGGTCATGGCCTCGTGGGCCATGTACCTCATTTGCCCTTCCGAGGAATCCTTGGCGTAGCCGTGGGCCTGGAGCCAGTTGAACATCCTGGTCCTCCTCTCCAGCCTGGCCCCGTAGATCCCGTAGCCAGTGCCCTGGTCGTGGACGGCTCGAGGATTGAGGTGGCTCTCCACCGTGGCCTGACCCACGAGGTGAGCAGCCGCGGCCTTGAGGTTGGCCTCCGGGACCCCCTCCTTTCTGAGCTGGTCCATGGCGTGGCCCATCATCTCCTTGGTCCCCGCCGCGGCCCCACCGGCACTGGGCAGGCCAGAACCACCACCCCCAGGAGAGCCAGGGGAGGCCCCTGGATACTCCCTCCCGGTCCCCCCGGGGGAATAGGAGGCCCTCTGGAACATGCCGCCTCCAGAGCCTCCCCCTGCTCCTGCCCCGGAATAGGAAGTCGGGGAGAACCCAGACCCTCCTCCCTTGAACAGGTTGGTCATCCAGTCCGGCAGGATGCTGGTGAACCAGGCCAGGAACTCGTCCTTCATGGACTTGAGGCCCTCGAGGACGGCCTTGCCCATGTTCTTGCCGAACTCCTTCAACTTGAGAGCGATGTCGGCGGTGAGGTTGCCAATTCCCTCGAAGAACTCGTCCCGCTTCTTCTGGAGGGCATCCCACTGGGCCTCGAAGCTCTTCCACAGCTCCCCTAGCTGCCTGAACTCCTTCCAGGGGTCTGCCCCGAGGCCCTTGTCCCCAAAGACGTACTTGATGCTGTCCCCAAGGTCCCGGAAGAAGTCGGCCAGCTTGGGGTAGTCCCTGAGGAAGTCCCCTATAACCGAGTCGCCTCCCTCGAGGTAGGTGAAGAAATCGTCGAGGGCCAGGGCTGCCGCGGCTATGGCCGCAGTCAGGGGGAAGGTGAAGAACAGCAGGGCCGCCAGACCCAAGGCGACTCCCTGGAGGATCGGCTTGGCCTTCTCCCAGTTCTTCGAGATAAAGTCGACATGGGTGGAGATCCTCTCGAACGCCGTGGTCAGGACGTTGCCGACGGTCTCGAACAGGTTCGAGAATGCCTTGGCCGCCTTGTCCAGGGTCCCGTCCTTGTCCCACCTGTCAATGGTATCGAGGAGGAGCTGGAGCTGACGCTTGGCGTAGTCGAAGAAGCCCTTGTCGGCGATCTTCCTCTCGAACCCAGTCCAGGCATCCCCGAGGTTCGACATCATCCCGGCGAAGGTCTTGGACTGCTTCTCCATGGCATCGCCGAAGCGCTTGCCCCAGGTCTCGAGGAGAAACTTCCGAACATCATCGGCGTTCTTCTTGACTGTCTTGGTCAGGGCCTTGCCGTTCTCGGTCCAGGAGAACGTGACCTGCTCGCCCTGCTGCTTGGAGGTGATCCCGAATTCCTTGAGCCTCTCGAACTCGAACGTGGCGGCGTCGGCGAAGGCCTCGACCGCCTGGTTGAGCGGCTTGGACATGGCGCTGGCCGTGTCCCCCAGGATCCTCAGGGTGCCATCGGTGGGCTCGAGCCCATAGGCCTTGAGCTTGATGAAGGCCTGGGTCACTCCCTCGAGGTTGTACGGGGTGACCTTGGCGAACTGGGCGATCCAGTCCATGCTCTTCTTGGCCTTGTCGGCAGAGCCCTCTATGGTCTCGAGGGAGACCGAGAACTGCTCGAACTTGGCAGCCGCGTCGAGGACCTCCTTGCCGAGGTACGTGAAGCCAGCTGCGACGGCGGCTCCTGCCAGGGCAGCGACCCTGGCCATCTGCTCCCCGACCCTCGCCGCGGCCTGCTCGACCCGCTTGAGGCCTCCCTCGTACTTTCGGATTTCGGCCTCGCTCCCGGAGGCCATC